AAGTTTATGGCGTTACAAAAGGCACCACTGGTGCAATACCGGCAGAATTAAGAGCATTAGGTAAATGGACAGTTGATCATAAGCTCACAGATCAAGCATATATATATGCACGTTTAACATACAATGCAGATGCCTTCGAGGGTGGTGTTCCAAACATTTCGGCTGTTGTGCGCGGTCGAAAAGTTAGAGACACCCGAACAGGCACAACGGTTTTTAGTCAAAATCCGGCAATGATCATCCGGAATTATCTGCTAGATACAGAGTATGGGCTAGGTGTTAGTGCGTCTGAAATCAACACGACTAGCTTTGAAACAGCAGCAAACATTTGCGATGAAGATGTTGCCAAAGCTGGCGGTGGCACAGAAAAACGATATACTTTTAACGGCGTTGTCGACACCGCGAACACCCCGCGTGCAAATCTTCAAGAAATGCTGACCAGTTTGAACGGGTCTTTGTATTATTCAAACGGGCAATGGTCGCTTCGCGCCGGAGCATATGTGACGCCAACCGTCACGCTTGATGAAAGTGATCTTGCTTCTGGGCTGATTGTTAACACTGCAAACACATCACGCGAAAGTTTCAACGCAATTAAAGGTCAGATTATTAGCCCTACATCTGACTGGCAAGCCACAGACTATCCAGCCGTCACAAATGCTAGTTTTCAAGCTGCCGACAATAATGAACAAAGGTTTTTGAATCTTGATTTGCCGTACACGACCAGCAGCGCAACCGCGCAACGCATTGCAAAGCAGGTGCTTTTTCAAAATCGTCAAAAGATAACCGTACAAGCAAAATTCAAAATGTCTGCGTTTCAGTTTGAGGTCGGTGATACGGTTATGATAACAAATTCGCGTTTTGGTTGGACAGATAAAGTTTTTGAGGTTGCTAGTTGGCGGCTTAATTTTAGCACAAGCGAAGTGACGGTTGACTGCGATTTAATAGAAACAAACAGTGCAGTTTATAGTTGGTCGGCTGAAGAAGATGATTTTGATAGCGATGACACTGATTTGCCAGACCCGTTCACGTTACCGGCACCAACAATTACAGCATCTGATGAACTAGAATTATTTAATCAACAAGCAATATCTGTTTTGATTGCAGACATTACATCTACTAGCGTTTATGCGTATAATTTTGAGGTGCAAGCGAAGCTATCAACGCAAAGCAAATATAAATCATTGGGTGTCGGCGAATCGGAACGCTTTACTCTTGTAAATGTAAAAGCTGGTGCGACCTACGATATAAGGGCGCGTATTATAAACGCATTCGGCGTAAAATCACCTTTTGCAACAACGCAACACACTATTGTCGGTCAGGCATCGAATGCGTCTGATGTGACGAATTTTAGTGTGAATATAATTGGCGCGGTTGCTGAATTAAGTTGGGATGCTGTAACGGATTCTGATTTATCGCACTATGTTATTCGTCACAGCCCATTGACCAGCGGCGCAACTTTTAACAACGCCCAACGTATTACAAAAAAGGTTCCGCGACCCACAAATACTGTGACCGTTCCGGCTAAAACCGGCACATATCTTATAAAAGCTGAGAATAAATTTGGTCGGCAAAGCGCAACCGCTGCAACTAGCGTCGCATTAGTCAATCAAATAGATAATTCTGTTGTTGTTGATAGCGTTAGCGAACACCCTACATTTGCTGGCACAAAAACAGACGTGGTCATTATCGATGATACGTTGCAATTAGACACAACAAATCTTTTTGATAGTGTTGCTGGCAACTTTGATGACGCTAGTGGTCTTTTCGATGGCGGCACAGGATTTATTGCAAGCACTGGAACATATGATTTTGCAAATTATATTGATTTAGGCTCTGTATTTACCCCAAATGTGACCGCGACCTTAAAATTCACACAACTGTCAACGCATCTTGGGACGCCAGCAGCGGGTGCAGTTGATGTTAATTTGTATATCAGCACGACCACAGATGATCCGACTGGAAGCCCAACTTGGACTGCATATCGGCAGTTTGTTGTCGGAACATTTACCGCGCGCGCTTTACGATTTAGAGCAGTATTGACAAGCACAGACGCACAAGAAACACCTGAGATCAGCGAATTGACAGTGGTAGCTAATTTGCCGATCCGCACGGAGAGCGACAACGATATTGTATCTGGGGCGGGTGCGAAATCTGTGACCTTTGCGTCGCCTTTTAAAATACTTAGAGCTGTTTCTATTTCTGTAGGTGATATGCAAAGTGGTGACTATTATGCTATAACAAGTAAATCTGCGACAGGATTTACGATTACTTTTTATAATAGCAGCAACACAGCAGTCAGTCGCACCTTTGATTACGTTGCAACGGGGACATAAATGGCACAGCACGATTTTAATATTGCAAATCAGACGTTTCCTAATTTTAGATCTGACTTAAATGATGCGTTGGAAGCGGCTGCTACAATAAGCGCGGGTTCATCTGCGCCATCGACCACATACGCTTATCAATTATGGTTCGACACATCCAGCAACACTTACAAAATCAGAGATAGTGCAAACAGTGCGTGGATTGATTTTGCTGGCATCGATGGCTCTGGAAACATATCTTTCGATACAAATACGCTATATGTTGACAGCACAAATAATCGTATTGGCATCAACAATACATCGCCACAAGCCGATATTGATATAGGCGGTTCAAGTGGTAACAATCTTAGATTTAGCGGCAGTGGCACTAGCACGGGCGGCATTGAGTTTTACACAAGCACTGCTGAGGTTGCAAACATTGGTGTGTTAGGTGGGTCTGGAACCATAGATATCAAAGCCGACCCCAATAACACTGAAAGCAATAGCCGTATTGACTTTGAGGTTGATGGTTCAGAGGTTGCACGAATTGATGCTTCTGGCTTATCATTTGACGGTGGTTCAAATCACCTAGATTTCTATGAAGAAGGCACGTGGAGTTTAACGCCACAAACAAGTTCTGGAACCAACGCATCGATTGGAACTTCGACTGGAATATATACTAGAGTTGGGAGATTAGTTACGCTTATTGGTATAGCTACCAACATAACGAAGGGCAATGATGATGCAGGTCAATTCAGGATAGCTGGACTACCTTTCACGCCAGTGAATGAAAATTCGACTGGAAGTGCTTTTTGGGATTCGGTAGCTATACAGGGTACAAATAGATATTATTTCGCACCACGGGCAGTACAAGCTGGATATATACAGTTTTCGCATTGCGGTGATGATGTTGCAGACACGGCATTAGATCACGGTGATTTGGATGCTGCTGGAACATCTGACATACAATTTACTTTAACTTATATGGTTTAATATTAACTCACTGCGTATGCTTTGGGTTGGACAGTCCAAAAGCCAAGAGGAGATAAACTATGGCACTAACCGAAGAAAACATAAATGATAAGATTGAAGTTGTTAACAAAGGCACTTATTCAGTTGTTCAAGTGCGAACAGCCACTGTGATTAAGCGTGATGGTGTTGAAATTAGTCGTGCTTTTCACCGCACCACAATTTATCCGAATGCAGATTTGACATTATTAGATCCAGATGTTTCTGCTGTTTGCGCCGCTGTTTTCACGGGTGATTGTAAAGCCGCTTATGCAGCATTTATTGCTTCGTCAGACGAATAGAATGAGCTTTTTGTATGTATAAATATAAATGTAAATCGTGTGGCACAGAGTTTAAGCCAGATGAGGTGGAGCATATGTGCTTGAGCTGTGATGCTGCCGCTAATTATGATAAAATAGACACAACAAATGACGATCAAGAAGATCAGATAAATGGATAACGACACCCAAATTGACGTTGCGACAATAGTCACCGGCTTATCCGCGCCAATGTGGGTTGACGCGCTTGAAAGCTGGTTTGGTATGACAGCAGCTTTTGGTGCGATGGTGTTAGTGTTCTGGCGTTTATGGCGAATGAGGCAACGTAAATGATACACATACCGATGATCGATCTGATCCAGACGTTTATGCTGATCTGGGTGATTTATTTAGTGCGGGAGTAATCAAACATTGAGGTGGCAAAATGGATCCCGTCACATTATTAGCAGCCGCCACGACCAGCTATAACTTGCTTAAAAAAGGCATTGCTGCCGGTAAAGAGATCGAAAGTATGTCTGGCGATCTTGGTCGCTGGATGGGTGCCATACAGAACATCAAAACATCACACGGCATAGCTAAATCGCGTCGCTTTGGGTCGGTTGAAGAAGAGGCGTTGGAAAGTTTTGCTGCGTTAAAAAAAGCGCAACAGATGGAAAATGAATTACGCAATTTCGTGATCGGGCATTACGGGATGAACGCTTGGCAACAGATCATCAGGCTGCAAGGCGAAATCAGAAAACGCAAAAAAGAAGAAGAAATTGCGCGACAAGAGTTTATCGATAATTTGATTGTTTGGGGGTTGATTGCAGGGCTTATTGCACTGACACTTGGCGGTGTTGTTTGGCTGATTATGGCGATTTAGTTGTCGGTGACACTTGGGCTAATTGGTGAGCATATTGCCGCCGCTGCGATCTTGGCGTTAGATTGGCGCGTGGCAATGGCACAGCAAACCGCAATCGATTTGGTAGCTTTTCAAGATGAAACGATTTTACGCATTCAAGTTAAAGCATCGAACCCGTGTTTACCTACTAGGCGTCGAAGCCCGTCTTGCCATTTCCAACTTGGTCACGGCGGCAACAAACGCAGCCCAACAATTGAGGATTACGATATTGTCGCTCTGGTTCAGCCCCAATCAAGACGTTGCCTGTTTATGCCCGTCACATCGTTGTTACGGCACAAAACCAAACGGGTGTCACCGACACGGTTTACGGCTGAAAACGAGGCTGATAGCTGGCATCACGCGGTTGATGTCATTATGGAAATGAGGCAGATGAATGGATTGGTCAAAGTATCCTAATTTTAGCAAAGACGAATTTGCGTGCAGCGAAACCGGCGAATGCAATATGTCAGCATCGTTTATGGCAAAGCTGCAAGAACTGCGTGATGTGTATGGTCAGCCAATGACCGTCACCAGCGGCTATCGCAGCCCGAAGCACAGCATCGAAGCCAGCAAGCCGACCGGCAAACTGTCAGTGCATACGCGGGGCTGTGCGGTTGATATAGCGTGCAACGGGCAACAGGCGCACGAATTGTTGCGGCTGGCGTTTCAGATGGGTTTCACCGGCATTGGCGTGCAACAAAAAGGCAGTGCGCGGTTTGTGCATTTAGACACGTTTGGTGGCGCACCGCGCCCGAATGTTTGGAGTTATTAATATGCTTGCAGTATTAGGTAAAATTTTAGGGTCTGGCGATGTCGTCAAGCAGGGTATGAAGCTGATCGATGATATGCATACCAGCACTGAAGAGGAGATTGCCGCGAAGAGCAAAGCACGCATCGATCTGATGAATGCCTATGCGCCATTTAAGCTGGCACAACGCTATCTGGCATTGATGTTTGGCTTTACGTTTCTGGCGAGTTATATCATCGTGCTGACGATGACAATCGTGGGTAAAGGCGATCCAGATGCTGTGACTAAAGTGATGGAACAATTCAGCATCAATTATGCGATGATGATCATTCTGGGTTTTTACTTTGGTGCCGGTGCGCTGGAAAGTTTCCAAAATAAGAAAAAGAGCAGCTAACACTGCTCTCTTTTTACACGTTCGATCAGCAACGCTTTTGGCGTGGTTGCTGTATTGCGCCGACCTAGCCGGTCAAGTGGCGGGGTTGCTTTTGGAATTTCCAAAGCGGCTTTGATTTCTTCTTTGGTCGGAACTTTTAAGATAAACGCCACACCCGCACCCCATCGTCACCTTTACGCATTGACGTTTTGATGCCGCGATAACGCAGCGCGTCACGCAATCTGTTGGCATCCAACACGTCATTAAAAAGCACGCTATCACCCGCTTCCATCGTATCAACAAAAGCCACAGCTTTTGATCTGATCGCGTGCCGTTTAGGTGGCAGCGGTATGTTTTTGTCGATTTGCATTTATAATACCCAATCTGTCGTTAAAGCAGTCAACGTGCAGCACTTGTTTATTGCCGTCACACACATAATCGTGGCCGTTTAGATCCACATCTTTTTCACACCAGATGCAACGCTCAAGGCGTGGCATCCGGCGCGTTGTTTTTTTAGAACGGGATCGCATCATCAACAGCCTGTGCCAATGTTACCGGCTGACCCTGCGGCTGGCTTTGTGGCTGGGCTTGTGGCGGCTGTGGGTCGCTAATAGCGGCTGACATATATTTGGTGCCTTTTGCGCTTTCTCGTATCCACAATGCAATCCGCTTTTCGACACCATCGACGTTAATCTTGCCGGTATAGTCTGGCTGATTGTCAGATGTTTTGTCGTTTTTAAAGATCGCGCCCCGATTTGTATCATCATAATCGCTCATTTTAATTCCTCTTTTCTAATACGCATTTTTTCGATTTCATCTGGCGTCACGTCACGAACACGCACCAGATTTGTGTAAAGCGCGTTGACATCACGCGCACTATTGCACTGCTGCAATTCTTTATCGATGTTTGGGGAGGCGGCACCGACAGCCGAAGTGGGAGCGACTGCCGGTGCCTTTGACATAGGCTGCGAACGG